TTATCGTAGTTCGGGCTAACGTGTTAGGGCTTCCTGTTGCAAAAGTACCTAACCCTACTTCAAAAGCATTGTTAGTGTTATCTATAATTGCATAATACGTAGTATCACCGTTTGATAAATTTGCAGTAAAAGTTTCAAAATTAGTAACCGCACCCCCAAGATTTATCGTTCCTGTGCCTGTGGTTACTGTCGTTTCGCGAACTCTATCTGCTATAGCAAACGCCATTACGCTATCCTTATTATTGCGTTACTTACGTCCCCTGTTGGAAACACCACTTTAAAATTACCTGATGAAGCTGATTTATCTGCTCCAAAATCTAACACGGCAACGGCTGGATTCGTAAGACTAGAATTACTTTTATCGTTAGCACTCGGTGTACTATTATAGATTAATGCTCCTCTAGCCGTTAGTGTAACGCTTGAAAAAGTTTCGTCTTCAAAATCCATAAAAGCAGTTGTACCACTTGTGTTTGGGAAGGTTGCACTCACTTTATCTAAAGTGTTTCCCCCAGAGGTGTAATTAGTGCTTGATACTTCATTGCTTGTAGTAAAAGCAGTTGTGTCTGCCCCTAGACTCGCACTACTTGTGTAGAGTGCTATTTTAAAAGTATCACCACTTGTGTTTCTAAAATCATGTACTCCGAGTAATAGTTCTGCTTTAAAAGATGTACACATTGCCTGTGATATAGCCATTACGCTCTCCTTATTTGCTCAGCAAGTTTTTCATATCCTGCGTCCTTAATCATATTATATACCGTAGTTCTATCAGATTTGATACCTTCTTTTACGTAGTGTGTTATCACCTTATGTAAGTGTGCTTTAAAGGCATACGCCTGATCTCGTATTTCTGGTGGTGCTTTATCGCTTACCTCAACTATTTTATCCACACAAAAACCTGCAATCTCTTCAGGTGTAAACCCTCTGTTATCTGTAGTGTGTACTTGCACTATCGGTGTTTTTGGTAATTCTAAAAGCATTATTGTTTACCTCTTACAACTAATCCTGTTCTATAAGCATCTGTGTTTTCTCGTGCTTCGCCATATAGCTTTAAGCCTTGTACAGCCTCCACAAATCTTTGTGTATAGTTTTGTATTACATCAGCCTCACCTTTCATAAAGGTATATGCCTCTACCAAACTACCATACAATAAAGCATTTGGAGCATTAGTGGCGAGCCACGTAGTACCACCGTCTGCACCTGCGGTCAAACTCGTGGGTCTATAGTAGTAATGTAATTCCACGGCTAAAGCACTCGCAGGCGTTGGTGCAATTAAAAAATTATCTACATCAAACAAAGCATAGTATCGTGGTGTACCAGTAGTGGCAGGATTGGGATTAAAAGTTTGTAAAAAATTTACATCTTTATAATCTAGAAAAACTGTTTCACTACTACTGTTTGTAAAACTTAAAGAAAAAGGAGCTAAAAAATCATCAGGACAAGCCAAAAATTTGTTAGATGATGCAAAACTTGCAGAAGCATTTCGCCTAAATAAACTGAGCTGTACACTTTTCAATATACGTTCTTCTGCTTCTTTTATAAAAATACTTAGGTTATTCACAAAAGTAGTTTCACTATTTTCACAGTAATCTTGTATGGCTGTCTTTAGTGTAGCAAATGTAAAACTCATGATATTTCCACCGTAACTGTCCCTAATGACATGGTTGCTGTGTACGCTGTTAATGAAGTACCTAGTATGCCAAGTCCAACATTTGTGTATATTACAAAATCTGTGGTCTCTTGTACAGTATCAGGTCGTGCTTCATACAATGCTTCGGGATCGGCACCTGTTTGATGAGGATCTAATTGTGGGTGTTTTGTCTCATAGCACTCAGGGCAAACTTTCAAACCATTCCATTCTTTACGTAGTTGCAGGTATTTGTATCTAAACCCACATCGGTCACACTGTCCGTAAGAGTGTATGCCGATTGCGTAACTCATTAATTAAACCCATAAAAATCTCTACGAGGTGTCAAACTTAAATTTGCCCTATCGACATCTTCAAAAGCGGCTCTATTAAATTCTTCTTCGTAAAGTTGTTTCAGTAAAGGCACTCTATCAGGTGCTCGTTTTAAAGCTATGTAATATGCCAAACCTGCAGATAAACAAGGGTAAAACCGAAAAGGTACATCTGCGGTGTTTACAAAAGTATCAGCGTCTTCTATACGTGTTAGTCTGTCATAAACGAGAGTGTACGTCGTATCAGGCGTAGGGTATAGCCGTATTTTGGGTATTACCTGTCTATCCACATACCACTGATTCGGTCTTGCCTGCGTATTTTTGTTAGGTATATTCAAATACACATCTCTACTAATACGTGATATTTGCGTATCGCTTTGATTTGTTCCAGAACCTGTGCGTATCACAGCACTCAGTATGTCTATAGTATCAGCACCTAAAGTATATTCAAGTGTGCCTGCGGAGAGAGTAGTGGTCGTTTGCTCTATTGTCCAACGGTTTAATCCCCTGTTTGCCCAATCTGCAAACAATAAATTAAGCGAACGTTTTGCTGTTTTAAGGTCGTACCCTGTACGGACCTCTTGACCACACCTCTCAAATGCCTCTTCGATGTAATCAGCAACATCTAATTCAAAGTCTGTTGACCCAGATGTTGCCATTAGCTATATGGTCCTTTAATCATGCCACCATTCTTTAATTTCTTACGCATACCGTTCTTGGTGCTACCACCCATCATTTTAACACGCATACCGTTTTTAGTGCTACCACCCATTAACTTTTTACGCATTCCGTTTTTACTACTTCCTGCCATAAGCTTTTTACGCATTCCGTTTTTTGCTTTTTTTACCATTTGGTTTCTCCTTTTTAGCATATAAGTTATTAAACGTTACATTTGGATCCATATAACTGGCATCACTTTCTGCCATGTGTATCCATTGACTAGGTTTAAAATCTGGAGGTCCTTCCCCAGTTACCCATAGTGCAGGAGAAGTTGCCCTCACCCTGTTATTTGGAAGTGCGACAATATTACCTGTCCACTGATCCGCATCCGTTAATTCTAAAACATGACTCTGTTTATGTTGTGCAGGGTCATCAGCTATGCTTGTGCCTGTATAATCAATAGTAAACATGTATTTTCCTGTATAAAACCCACCATCTATTTTACAAATCCACGGACTTGAACTAACTCTATCAAGTTTTATTACAGAATGATAGTGAGAACTGCAATCCCAAGGCTGTGCTAAATGTGAGTGCATCCTTTGTGGCATCTCATCAAGAGGAGCATCAGCGACTAATGCAGTTATGGGCAACCTAGCCCACATTGCCCCTCCATGTACGTTCTCATCTTCTGTTTCGGCTTCTAATCCAGTAAACACAACCTGAAACCCTAAACTCCTATCAGGTATCGTTGTTACAGCAATCGCCATAGCGTGTAAATATTCACCATGATATTGTTCATGGTTGTGTGTAAATTCTTTACGCACCAAACAATTGAAGTGCGGTATATTACTTATTAAATAACTCATTAACTTTTCTTTGTTGTTTTCTTCTTTGTATCTTTCTTTTTGCCCTTCCCAAACACATGAGCATCAACTTTCGCGGCTTTACCACCTGTCAATACACTGTTCACACGTGCCATAGCCCATTGGCTTGGTGTCGCTCCAGGTCTGTGTCCTGTACGATAAGCGGCGAGACCTTTTTTATAAACAGTAGCTAACTGACCTGCCGTGACTTTTTTACCCTTTTTTCGGGCGTCCGACGCTTTTTTTGCCAGTGCTTTTTTTGTTTTTTCGTTTAGGCTCATTTTTTGGCTCCTTTTTTGTGCTTGGCTCTGAGTTCTTCTTTTGCTTTTTTTGCGATCGCGGCTTGCTTGGGCTTGCCTGCGACTTTTGCTCTTTGTTCCACCACAGTAAGAATTTGAATTTTGCGAGCATACGGCTTATTGATTCGCTTAACTTTACGAGCAGTAGCTTTGGCATCTTCCACAGTGGCGTATTTAATAGAGACTGTGTCTTTGGGGTTTTCATCTGTATATAACCTCCTCCCAGTACCTTTAGGTTTTTTTCCTGTTCCCTTTAGTGGGTCTTTTCTTTTTGCCATTTTTCTTTGCTTTCATTTTCGCGGCTGTAATAATATCTCCTCGTGTGACCTTTTTAGGATCACCATAATAAGAAGCTAATGGTTTTTTACCCTTTTTTTGTGCCATATTTTTTCCTATATGCTTTGGTATGTTTACTTAATTTTGTTTTACGTCGTGTGCCTTTAGCAGTAAAATCAGTGCTAAATTTATAAGCAGAAGGATCGCTAGCCGATTTGCGTGCGTTACGTTGTATTTCTGAACGGCGTTTACTACGATCAGCTCCG